AACAATGCAGCCCGAGTTAATTACACAGTCGCATCTGGAGTTACTCAAACCTCTTTCTCTGTACCTTTTGAGTTCTTTAATGACGGCGATCTGAGTGTTTACGTTGACGATGTTCTGAAGACTATTACTACCCATTACACAGTCAGCGGTGGTGACGGGTCTACAGGCACAATAACAATGTCTGTGACGGGAGCGGCAGGCGGATCAACTGTCGTTATTTCTCGTAGCATTGCCATTGAAAGAACGTCAGACTTTCAGACAGGCGTAGACATTAACCGCGCTGCTCTTAACACACAGCTAGATACGCTCACAGCTATTGCTGCTGATAACCAAGATAAAGCTAATCGTTCTATCACTGCACCTAACTCAGAAGTTAATCCAGTATTAGAGCTGCCTGACGCAGATACTCGTAAGGGCAAGCTGATTGGCTTTAATGAAACAACAGGTAACATTGAGCTAAGTGCTACCCTTGCTGATGGTAATACTTTAGCGTCTATCTCCGGTGACATAGCAACGCTTGCTGACATCGAGGACGGAACAGATGCGACTGACGCTATACAAACTGTTGCTGGCATTTCATCTAACGTAACAACTGTTGCTGGCATTAGCTCAAACGTAACTAGCGTAGCTGGTAATGAATCTAACATTAATACTGTTGCTGCTGATGGAACTGATATTGGTACGGTTGCAAGCTCTATTGCTTCTGTAAATACTGCGGCTGCAAATATTACAGAGATACAAAACGCATCTGCAAATGCTGCAACAGCAACTACAAAAGCTGCGGAAGCTGCAACTAGTGCATCAAATGCTGCAACATCTGAAAGTAACGCTGCTACTTCTGAGACAAATGCTTCAACAAGCGCATCAACGGCAACAACACAGGCTGGCATATCTACAACCAAAGCTGCTGAAAGCGCTGCTAGTGCCGCTGCTGCTCTAGCCAGTGAAAGCGCTGCGGCAACCAGCGAGTCCAACGCCTCAACCAGTGAGTCAAATGCCTCTAGCAGCGCCACACTAAGTGAAGCCTCTCGCATTGCTAGTGTCGCTGCGCAGGCCGCTGCTGAAACTGCGGAGACTAATGCCGAAACAGCAGAGACTAATGCTGCTTCAAGTGCATCTGCTGCTTCTACAAGCGCATCTAATGCGTCAACAAGCGAGACCAACGCAGCAACCAGCGCCGCAACGGCGACAACGCAGGCTGGCATAGCAACGACTAAAGCTGGAGAAGCTGCCACATCGGCAACGTCTGCTGCATCATCTGCATCATCTGCTCAGGCATCTAAGGATGCTGCGCTTGCTGCATTAGATTCATTTGATGACCGCTATTTAGGTCAAAAAACTGCTGACCCAACTTTAGACAACGATGGTAACGCACTGGTTTCAGGCGCTTTGTACTTCAATACGACTGACAACATTATGAAGGTGTATGATGGTAGCCTTTGGGTTGCTGCATATGCTTCTCTATCTGGTGCTATGTTTGGTGCTAACAACCTGTCTGACGTTGCTGACGCTGCTGCATCCCGCACGAACCTTGGCCTTGGCACTGCTGCTACTACAGCCGCCACAGACTACGCTACAGCGGCACAGGGTGTTCTTGCTGATACAGCTACACAGCCGGGTGACTTAGGAACCGCTGCCACCTCCGCAGCCACAGACTTCGTTGCTGTGACTGGCGATAGCATGACGGGCAACTTGTCCTTCGGCGACAACGACAAGGCCATATTCGGTGCTGGCAGTGATTTGCAGATTTATCACGATGGGAATAACAGCCGAATTAAAGATGCAGGCTCTGGCTCTTTAACTGTAAATTCTACGGACTTTTATGTAACAAACAGTGCCGATACACAGAATTTAATTAGAGCCATAGATGGTTCTCAAGTTGATTTGTATCACAACGGCTCAGTCAAACTCGCCACCACCTCCACAGGTATTGACGTAACTGGCACAGTGACAATGGACGGTGCTACAACGTCTGCGGACATAAACTTCGGCGACAACGACAAGGCCATCTTCGGTGCTGGTTCTGACCTACAGATTTACCATGATGGTACTAGCAATTCTTCTTACATTAAAGAAACTGGTGCAGGTAGCTTTAATATTGAGGCAACCAATTTATTTCTAAAGCGTGAAGGCGGCACAGAAAGTTTTATTGATTGCATTACTAACGGAGCCGTGACTGCTTATTACAACGGCTCACAAAAACTCGCCACCACCAGCACAGGCGTAGACGTAACTGGCAACATAGCTGTTTCTGGAACAGTTGACGGACGTGATGTTGCGGCAGATGGTACAAAGCTAGACGCCATTGAGGCTAGTGCTGACGTAACAGATGCAGCAAATGTTGGCGCCGCTTTAACAGGATTTGCTACTGGGTCTGATGCAGTATCTACTGATTTAATTCCTGTGTATGACGCTTCTTCGGGGACATGGGAAAAACATACAATCGCTAACGCTGCGCTTCAGGGGCCAGCAGGTGCAGATGGTGCTGATGGTTCTGATGGTGCGACAGGTGCTACAGGTGCTACAGGTGCTACAGGACCGCAAGGACCAACAGGTGCTACAGGTGCTACAGGTGCTACAGGTCCTGCCGGACCCACAAATACAGGATTAAATCAAGTTGGAACATACGTTGTGGCAGGGGGTGCCAACCAAACACCTTACGCTAGTGGAGCCACTGTGGGTGGCTCAAGTCTTAGGAAATTCCCAACATATTCGACTTTTAATGTTACAGTTCCATACAATCAGACCACAGCTTTTGGTCTTTCGGGGACTTGGAGACTTATGAGTAGCAATACTTTCCCCGCCACAAGCTATACCGCCATCGGACTATGGGTAAGGATTTCTTAAATGTCTATTACAATAACAAAAGTGCGCAATGCACAGTCTCTAAACTCATCAAACACCATGATGGATGTGGAAATTGACCACCCTGAGTTTGGTTGGATAAAATACAGCCTAACCCCGCATGATACAGATATGACTGTAGATAATGCTGAAGTAATGGCTCTGATTGGGTCTAATTTTGAGGCTTATGTAGCCCCTTCACAGGCTGAAGTGGACGCAGAGAAAGCGGCGCAAGTTCGGGGCGAACGTGATAATCGCTTGGTTACAGAGGTTGACCCTATCGTGTCTAACGCTTTGCGCTGGGCAGACCTCACCGCAGCTAAACAAGCTGAGTGGACACAGTACAGGACTGACTTGCTAAATGTCCCGGATCAAGCTGGCTTCCCACATGACATCACTTGGCCGACGAAGCCTGAGTAACTAAGGTAAATACAATGGATAAAAGAACAGTAGCATCAGCTCATGAACGGATTGACAACATGGAGAAGCAAGTAATTGCAATTCAAACTGAGATGAAGATCCAATTCAAAGATTTGTTTGGTCGCGTCAAACGAATGGAAAGCATTATGCTTGCAACTACAGGCTCAATCATTGCTCTCTTACTCGCGGTTTTAACTAAGATGGGTTGATGATTTGTGTTCTTGCCTTTGTTTCATTTAACCACGCTTGGACACAAGGCGGGAACCAGCTGTTTCAATACTGCTACTATGACTGTGGCGGCGTAAAAAATGGTAGCTGGTATGATAGAATATATCGTGTCAGCTATCTTTACGTTTGTCCCGCGAGGTTTGTTGAAACATGATTGAGGTTCTTGCTCTTGCAAGTGCAGTAAGCACAGTCGCCGGCGGGATTAGCTCTGCGGTTCAAGCTGGCAAGGACGTTGGTTCTATACTACCGCAGTTTGGCAAGCTGGCTAAACTGGAAGCTGATATTCATCTTGCAGAAAAAGGCCGACATAAAGGCCCGTTAGGTAGGCTTACTTCTAGTGAAGAAGAAGGCTTTGCAATCGCTAATGCAAAAATGAAACACAAGGAAGCAATGGATACTCTTCGCAGCCATTGCCGTTTGTATGGCCCACCCGGAATGTGGGAGACAGTGCAGCGTGAAATGGGCGCAGCTAGAGCGCGGCAGAAACGTGCGCTTGAAGAAGCGGCGGCAAAACGTGATCGCATATTTTACATTATTACAATTGCGATTGCTTGCACCGTGTTTGCCGTGGGCAGCGGCGGCTTGATATGGGTTGCAGCGCTCTTGGCTGAAGAGGTGCGTTGATGTGGGTGCTAGTTTGGTTGCAACTTGCGGGTGGCGTTACGCACTTTGAGGTTGGTCAATACGAATCAGAAAAAATTTGCTTTGAAGAAAAGCTGAGAGCATCTATTCTTGTGACGAAAAACAATGAGTATCTCTATTGCTTTAAGGTGAAACTATGAACGACAAAGAAATCATAAACTTTTTTGACCAGAGTGTTGAGCTAATCATTGAGGGCTTGGCCGCTCGATCTGGACGAGAGTTTAAAGAAGTTCTTTTGCTGTTGCAGAAAGGTAGGAATCTATATGGCACACACAGTACTTGATGATTGGAAAGTTCTGCCACGCTTGATGATGCTGGCGGTCACTGTGCTGACGTATCAGGCGGTGCATTGGTTCATGGGGCTAGATGATCCTAGCGTTGCACAGAGTGGGCTTGTAAGCGTCTGTATGGGCGCCCTCACGGGGTGCTTTGGCATCTGGATGGGTAAGGAGCAGGCGAAATGATTGCGCAAATTATAGGGTCTCTTGGTGGGCTGGCATCTACTTATCTTGATAGCAAAGCTGTCGTTAAAAAAGCAGAAGCAGAAACTAAAATGAAAATTGCGACTGGCGAAATTAGCTGGGAGCAAGCAGCAATACAGGCAAGCGATAACTCTTGGAAGGATGAGGCTTGGACT